ATCTTTAAGCGCTTTCAAGAGACACCGAACCCACGCGTCCTAGTTATCCAACCGCAAGCTGCGTCACATGGTGTAACACTGCATGCTGCGAATGTGGCTGTGTTTTGGTCGCCGGTGATGTCGGTTGAGACATACATCCAATGCTGTGCTCGTATCGATAGGGCCGGGCAGAAGAATCACATGACGATTGTGCACATCCAAGGCAGTGCTGTTGAGAAAAGAATTTACCATATGCTGCAGAACAAGATTGATATACATACCAAACTAGTAGATTTATATAGAGAGGAGCTAGAGCTATGACGGAAAGAATAAGAGAAACTGAAACCCCATTATACGTTTGGATCAAGCAACGCGGGTCTATAAATAACCTGCATGATAATTCGTGGTTATATTACCGCCCATTTGGCAATCAAATAGTAGCGGATGTGCTAAAACGAATGGTTAGATTACACAATGTTGATGTCAGTCAATTTCGAGATTTAGTGGATAGATTAATTGATCGTTATAGATCTAGATGGACCGCAATGCCGGATCATGTTCAGCGTCTAGCTTATTCAAATAGACATCAAGGTCGCGTTAGATTGGAAAGAGATTTGAAAGACGATTGGATATATCGATATACGGCGGATTATTCAGATGAATATATAGAATTAAAACGTCTTGAATCAAGTGGACCTATGGAGATTGAACGGCAAGTCAGATTAATAGCAGAGGCGCAACGAAAACCCGAAAATAAAAATGTTAAGGTTATCGCCGTTCGCGAAAAAATTAAAGTAGTTAATAGACTAAGTCCGAGCTGGGCTAAACATTACTACAATGTTCAAACTAAACCAGCGAAAGTGCCTAAGGTTTTATCTGAAATTGATGTGATAGTTGAAATCCCTGCGGCGCATCCACCAGGCGTGTATTTCTTATGCCAAGGTAATAAAGTTGTGTATGTAGGGCAAAGTAAAACGCCTAGTACTCGAATTGCCGCGCATCAAGCAGATAAAAAGTTTAATCGAGTTTTCCTGATTCCAACCAATGACTTAGATAATGTTGAGCAAGAGTACATTAGAAAGTTAAGGCCTAAATATAATATAGCACACAATTACGGTTGACAAAGTTAACCAAGTATGAGAAGATGAAACTTCATAACCTGTAGGAGGGATGTATGGAATTACCTAATGATGTAGACGACAAGATAGAAAAGCTAATGCGAGCGGAGGTTAATATCCGTGAAGCCATAGCTAAATTAGAGAACGAAGTTAAAGATTTAAAAGGCAAGCGAGAGAGGATTCAATCAGCACTCAATGACATATGTATTCAGATGAAGGTAGATGGACTGAAGACAAATGTTGGTACTTTGACGCGCAGTATTAAGACAAGGTATTGGACCGATGATTGGCCTTCAATGTATCAATTCTTAAAAGAACATGATGCGCTAGAGTTAATGGAGAAACGTATCGCACAAGGAAACATGAAAACTTTCCTTGCAGAGAACCCCGATATATTACCCCCAGGTATTCAGCAGCAAAATGAGTTTTCAATTGTAATTAGACGTAATCGTAGCACTGACAACAAGGAGTCAAAAGATGAGTAATGAATTAGATATTTTCCAACAAGGTGGTGCTGTTTCTACTGTGTCACGACGTGATGATGGTTTCAGTGGAAACTTATCAGCGAGTTCAACAACAGCTAAACGTATTTCAATCCGCGGCGGTTTGTTCCGTCGTATGGTTAACGGCAACGAGATTGATCACACTGATCAACGCCACATGGATGTTGTGATTGTCAATGCATCGCCTGCTGTACATCGTACATTCTATGCAGGTAGCTACAATGCAACACAAAAAGCAGCGCCACCAGCATGTTGGTCATCAGATAGTGTAAGCCCTGACGTTACAGTGCCTGAACCACAAGCCCGTGATTGTGCATCATGCCCACAGAACATTAAAGGCTCCGGTGCTAACGGTTCTAAAGCTTGCCGCTTCAGCCGTCGTATTGCTGTGGTGTTAGCTAACCAAGATGCCAACGGTGTGTACCATATAGATAAAGATGTGCACCAAGTTACATTACCTGCGCAATCTATCTTCGGTAGTGGCACAACGGACAAGCGTCCGCTTCACGAGTACACCGACTACATTAAAGCTAACGGTGAATCATTGATGTCAGTAATTACTCGCATGGCGTTTGATACTGCCTCAGCCACACCTCGTTTAGGATTCCGTGCTGTAGGTCGTCTATCAGATGAGCAGTTTGATTCACTGCGTCCTATCAGTGCATCAGACGAAGCTAAACGTGCAGTGACTTTAACTGTTGCAACTAATAGAGAAGAAGGAGAAAACAGTGCCAACCTCGCGGATCAGTTTGCACCGGCACCTAATGCGCCACGTCCCGCAGCCCCAGTTCAGCCGATTCCACAACAAGCTGCGCCTGCGCCGAAGGTTGTTCAGGAAGCACCGGCACCCACCATTCCGGAACCAACGATACAACCAGCAAGTGCTCCGGTTCAGGTAGCGCCAGCTAAAGTTGACCTTGGTGACGTCTCTCTTGATGACCTAGTAGGCGATTGGGCGTAATCATGAGAGGCTACTCACAAAGTATTGTGGAGGCAAATCAGATGGCTGACCCCGGACTTGGGGTCGCCTTGGGGGCTGTTTGCATTTCCATAAAATACCCGATAATAAAGGTATCCAAGGAGCTTGGCGTTTCTCGACAAGCAGTGTATGATTGGTTTTCCGGCAAGACAAAACCTGCTCGTGCAAAAGAACAAAACATAAACGAGCTGATTCAAAGACTTACCACAGAGTAATAAGCTTTCGGGGGAAAGCGGATGTTAGCACGTGTTGTCTTAATCGCACAACACCACTACTAAATGCAGCGAGTACCCCACCCATTTAACATTGAGAGATATCAATGCAAACGACAGATTTTTTACGGCATGTATGGCCTACAGAGGGGATATACTGCATCGTTGGGAAGGACCAACATAACAACTTGTCACACAAGTTTGTTGATACAGTAGAAGAAGCCGAAGTAGTCGTAAAACAGCTAAACAATTTAAAGCACGATGTGTACTTTGGCTGCTCAACGTATCTATCCAAAACCAGCAGGACACAGGAAAACGTTAAAGAACAAAAGGCCCTATGGCTAGACATCGACTGCGGATACGACAAACGCAAGAACCGTTGGAAAGAATACCAAACTAAAGATTTAGGTCTTGTCGCATTACAAAACTTTTGTGATGTGACAGGCATGCCTAAACCTACGATTGTAGATTCCGGAAATGGTATCCATGTGTACTGGACATTCGTAGAGCCAATCGATAAGGCAGTATGGAAACCTGTTGCTGAAGGATTAAAGTTCCTATGCGTTAAGCATGGGTTCAAAACCGATCCAGCATGTACAGCAGACACCGCACGTATTCTTCGCGTACCAGGCACCTACAACTATAAGAACATTGAAGAACCCAACGAAGTTAAAGTAATTCAAGAAGCTGACCCAATCGCATTCAATGATTTAGCGGACAAGATTCCAGTACATATAACGCCGGATGTTAAACCTAAATCACGTCGCCCGATGGATGAAGCGACTAAAGCTATCCTAGGGAACAACTCAGCTAAGTTCAGCAAGATTCTAGACCGTTGTCGTAAGGGAGATGGGTGCGCTCAGCTAGCTTATGTGATGACTAAACAGAAAGAAATCGAAGAACCGCTATGGCGATCAGGACTATCTATCGCTACGTTCTGCGAGGATTCTGAAGTGGCTATTCACGCCATATCTAAGCATCACCCAGATTACGATTACGCGGTTACGGAGTCTAAGGCTAACCTTATACCAGGTCCTCACTCGTGCTCACAGTTCGAAAGCCATCGTCCAGGTGGATGCGATAAGTGTCCGCACAAGGGTAAGATCACAACACCTATTCAGTTAGGCCGAGTTGTACTTCGTGCTCAGCTAGCAGATAACATTATTGAAGCGCAGAGTAATAACTTAGGTGAGCGTGTTACGTTCCAAATACCTGACTATCCATACCCGTACTTCAGAGGTAAGAATGGTGGTGTTTATAAAGTGTTACCCGATGATGAAGAAGAAGGCATGAAGGTCTATGACTACGACTTGTATGTAGTTGAACGCCTTATTGATCCGGACCCATCGATTGGTGAATGCGTGTGGTTAAAACTGCACTTACCTAAGGACGGAGTTAAAGAATTTATTACGCCGCTTGCGTCGCTTCTATCAAAAGATAAAGCAAGAGAAATATTAGTATCCAAAGGTGTGATTGCCTATGGTAAAGAGTTAGATGGTATCGTTGAGTACATAACTACCTCAATGAAAATTATACAAAATGGAAGGGCGGGTGAACCTGTGCATAGACAATTTGGTTGGTCAGAAAGTAAGAACAAGATTTTAATTGGCAATCGTGAAGTGAGTGCCTTCGGTGTGAAGTACGTACCGGTTGCAGATCAGATTAAAGATTTAACAAACTGCTTGCAGAAGCAAGGCAGCTTTGAAGAGTGGAAGTCAGCGATCAATGTGTATGGTCGTGAGGGCATGGAGCTACGTGCGTTTGGTTTCTTTTGTGGTTTCGGCTCACTACTTATGCCGTTCCTTGATCAAGCCTCAGCACTTGTAAACTTATACAACCCTGAGTCAGGCCAAGGTAAGACTGCGATTCTGCAAGCGATGACATCTATCTACGGCGACCCTAACTTAGATGCTAAGTTAATTATGATTCGTGGTGATACGATGAACTCCATCATCAACCGTATGGGTTACATGGGCAACCTACCTCAAGCGATTGATGAGTTTACCGACCCAACGCCACAAGAGATTCACGAGTTACTTAAGTTCACTACCACTGGTCGCGGTAAGAATCGTATGATGAACGGTGCTAACGGTGAACGTCAGAACGTAACGGTGTTCGACTTGATTGCTGTGCTGTCTAGCAATACAGACTTCCGTACGGTTATCTTTAACGAGAAAGCCGTAGCATCAGGCGAGATCATGCGGTTCATCCAGTTACGTATTGAACAAGATTTCACCCTGACTAAGTCTGAAGCCGACGAGGTGTTTGGTAAACTGCTACATAACTTTGGCCATGCTGGTGAAATCTATGCGCAGTACTTAGTACAGAATGTGGACGCAGTGAAAGCCCAACTAAAAGAAATGCAGTTGAAGCTAGATAAAGAAATGGGCTTAAGCGGTAAAGAACGCTTCTTCTCTGCTACACTTGCCGCTGTGTTTACTGGTGCATTGATTGCCAAACGGTTAGGCTTGCATGATATTCCTATTGGCCCAGTCTACAAAGCGATTGCTCAAGAGATGGCTAAGTCTAGGACTGATATTGTTGATCGTGGCTTCGATAGCTTATCTACATTGGCAGATTACATTAACACGAACATTCGTGATATCCTTGTAATCAATGGCGCAATTGATGGTAGGTCTGGGCAAGCTCAACCGGCTCCGATTGTTAAGCCGACGACAAGTATCAAGGCACGTATTGAACCGGATACAAACCTATTGTTTATTCCTGTTACCGAGTTCAGGGCGTATTGCGATAAGATTAAAGTTCCTCAATCTGACTTTATGAAAGGCTTGAAGAAAGCTGGCGTAATTAAATGCGCATCAGAGAATAAGAGCTTAACGAAGGGTATGGACATCACAGCACCATCAGTGCGCTGTGTGTGGATCAACACCGCAGGTATTGAGGAGCTATCGATTGACAAACTGGAATTTGATATACCAAGAGCTGCTTAATGTTAACTAACGGTGTAGATTATCAGATTGCTTGGCCAGAGTTCTTGCCAGGCACATCAATCTTTATCCCTGCTATTGATACCAAGGCAGCGGCCGCTGCTGTCAAAAGAGAAAGCGAACGCCTTGAGTTCGAGTACATCCACAAAGTTGTCGTGGAAGAAGGAGTCAAAGGCATTCGCGTGTGGCGGTTATAGTCCGGCTTTCAACCTAAGTTCACGAATGTTCTTGAGCATGCGCTGCCTACGTTCGTTTATTGCATAAATCTTAGCTTGTTTTTCTTCTGCACTGTATTTAGTTTCAGGTGCTTCGGAGATTAAGCGTTCTTGTTTACGTAATTTAGATAAGTTGTCATTGATGCGATTAACGCGGGTCTTAACAGACAATAAGTCTTTGTGCTCTTCACGATAAGCCTTACGTTCTTCCGCAGTGCCATAAGTCTTCAAGTAGTTAAATGTGCTCACTGCCTTGTTCACAGACTCACGAAGTTCATAGAAGTCATTTATATCCCGTGTACCAAACTCACGAGAAGCAAACGCTGACATACCTGGAATAGAAGCAACCAAATCTTGGAATGACTTATCAGGACGTGGTGCACCCACACCAGCAGCAATAATATTATCCGTTGCCATCAACGCGGTGCTACCTGTATAACCGAAGTAAGCCCTCATTAAATGGTCCCATTTCAAAGGCGATGTGCCTGAAGCTGTACCTAATACTTTAGCCAACTCAGATGTATTCATTCTGTATTGTTTCTCAACATCTAGTGTCTGCTCGAATTGACCCACGATAGGACGACCGGTAAAGAAGTTATGGTTCGTCACAATTTCCAATGCGGGTTTAAGCGCTTGCGGTGCTACGTTAGGACTTAAGATAGCATTAAGGAACGCGTCTTTCATTGCCTTCTTAGCTTTCGTTGAATCTTCCGTGGCCTCTACCATAGTCATCTGATAGATATGCTCTGGGATAATTTTAGCAAACAAAGTGAACACGTCCGCACGTAGAGGGATACTCATACCACCTGTACCAGGGATAATTAAATGACGATCACGAACAGTTGGATCTAATTTTTGATAATCCTCATCATCACTTACCAAGGCGCTGTAGATTAAACCAAGCGTAAACACTTTCATCGTTGTGCTAGCTAACACCTTACGGGCTTCAGCCTTTTGGCTAGGAGCAATGCCACGGCCAGATATCACTTTAGCTGCTACGTTCATAGCCTGTAAGTATGCACCAAAGAAAGGAACGGTTTGACGTAACACTGATGTACCCTTACCTGCGCCAGCACGGCGGAAGTTAATCACCTCGAACGCACGTTCAACTGCTAGTGCTTTGTCACCGGTTTCTTTCATTGTTTGATTATAAATTGCTTGTCGAACCGCATTATCTGATGCCATGGATAGCGCACGTAACGGGTTCAAGAACTTATCGGATAACTTAGGTTGTCTCAACCCGGCAGCAATCTCTGCATCCAAGCGGCTAACTTCAGAAGAATAGTCACGAACACCCACTGCGCCTAAGGCTTTCAAGTCAGCATGC